GATGCCCCTGAGCATCCCGGCGGGCCAGTCGCTCACCGTGGACGTGATCGTCGCCGGTCACTACGACTACGAGGCGCTGGTCTTCGATGCCAGCTACGTCACCGACGCGCAGAAGAAAGCCGCGTTCGACGGTCGCCCGGCCCCGGTGAACATCATCCTCGGGACCAACCCCTACAACAGCGACGGTGTGCTGGCCTAACGGCCAGACCGCCCATCGCCCGGCAGGCAAGCAAGGAAAACTGAAATGCCCGATAATTCGATCTACAGCACTCGCGCTCTGCTTGGTGCGATGTACGACACCGACGTTTCGACGCCGCCGTCCGACTACTGGCTGTCGCTCTGCTTTCCGCAGCAGATCAACTTCGATGAGGAGTTCGTGGACTTCTCGAAGCTGACCTCGCAGCGCAAGCTGGCCCCGCTGGTCGTTCCGACCACGCAGGGTAAGCCGATGTATTCGGCTGCCGAGGAGCGGGTGCAGGTCAAGCCCGCCTACGTGAAGCCCAAGGATGCCGTGAGCGCCAGCCGCGTCATCAAGAAGGTGGCGGGCCACGGCGAACTGAACGCCCAGCCTGCGAAGTCGCCCCAAGCGCGCTACAACCTGCTGGTGGCCGACATTCTGGCCGAGCACCGCCGGGGCATCATGCGCCGCTGGGAGTGGCTTGCGTCCGAGGCCGTGCAGCATGGCCGCGTGACCCTCGTGGGCGAGGGCTACCCGGAGACGGTCGTGGACTTCAAGCGCGACCCCTCGCACACCATCTCCCTGACCGGCGCGGCGCGCTGGGGCCAGCCGGGCGTCTCGATCATCAAGGACATCGAGTCGTGGAAGTCGCGCACCCGCAAAGCCAAGTTCGGCGGGCCGACCAACCGCCTGACCGTGGGTGCCGATGCGTGGGACATCATGCGCAACGACTCCGAACTGCGCGAGGCGATGAAGACCGACTACAAGCCCGGCGCGTTCAACGGGCTTGAGATGAACCTCGGCGTCACCGAAGGGCTTGACGTGGAGTGGGTCGGTCGCGTGAGCGGCACCACCGACATCTACGTCTATTCGGACTACTACCAGTCCGAGGACGGCACGATGGTCGAGTTCATGGACCCCCGCGATGTCGTGCTCACCGGCCCGTCCATCAACGGCATCCGCTGCTTCGGCGCGATTCAGGACGTGGGCGCTGGCTTCCAGCCGCTCGAAATCTTCCCGAAGATGTGGCCCGAGCAGGACCCGAGCGCGACCTTCATCATGTCGCAGTCGGCCCCGCTGATGGTCCCGGTGAACCCGAACGCCAGCCTTCGCGCTCGCGTGACCAACGACGCCTGATCCGGCGTGACAGGGGGCGGGCTTCGGCCCGCCCTTCGTCCCTTCTGACCCCCGAACACACAGGAGCGCCACCATGGCCCTGAAGCAACTGATCGCCCTCACCGAAATCCACATGACCGTGACCCCCGGCAAGGCCGGTGATCCGGCCAAGGGTCTTGCCCCGGTGCGGCCCAAGACGAAGACCATCCCCAACGGTGCGCAGTTCAAGGCGCAGTCCGAGGAGCAGGAAGCCGAGTTCATCGAAATGCGGGCCGCGCGCCCGGTCGAGGCCGACGATGAAATCCTGCGCGGCTCGCGGCTGTACGATGTCACCACGCCCGAAACGAACACCGTGCGCCCGGTCGCCGGGGCGGAACCGGCCAAGCCCGCCGAAACCGTCGAGTCCAAGGTGGACGAGGCCAACGTCGGCGAAGGTCAGACCTCGCCCGATGCGAAGGTGGACGAGGCCGAGCGCAAAGAAGGCAACGCCGCCGATGTCGAACAGCCCGCGCTGTCCGACCTCGACCGCCTGCGCGCCGAATACGAGGAGGTGTTCGGCGAGGCCCCCAACGGCAACCTGAAGGAAGCCGGGCTGAAGAAGCGCATCGCCGAGAAGCGTGAAGCCGCCAAGGCCGACGACGCCGAAGGTGACGACACGGACGGCATGGTCTGAGTCATGTCGATTGAGCAAATCAAGGCTCAATCCCGCCGCGCGCTCCACGACTTCATGGGGCGCGCGGCCTCCTATTATCCCGAGCCGCATCTGCCGGACTCGCCGCGATCGGTCGTCAAGGTCCGCTACCACTCGAATGTCGCCAAGGCGGGCGATCTCGCAGGCACGAACCTGTCCTATGCCGAGACGCAGGACCGGGCCGAGGAGGTCGTTTTCTGGCGTCCCGAACTGCCCAACCCGGTGCGCAACAGCCTCGTGATCCTGAGCGCCGAGGAGGGATACTTCGTGAACAACGTCTCGCCGCCGGACGGCCTGACGATCACCGCCGAAGTCGTGCGCGCGGCGCAGAAGGACCTCGACGGCAAGCTGGACCCGAACGGGGTGCTGATCGGTGGCTGACTTCGCCTACTTCGTGGACGGCCTCGACGTGGACCTCCTCGAAGGTCTGGACGACGCCACGCGCCGCCGCAAAGCGGCCATGGCGATCAACCGGATCGCGCGAGACGCCCGCGCCGAGATCGCCCGGCGCATCACCGCCGAGGTGAACCTGCCCGCCAGCTACGTCAGCCCGTCCAAGGACCGCCTGTTCGTCGGTGCGCGGGCCGACGCCGGGTCGCTCGAAACGAAGATCACCGCCCGAGGCCGACCGACCTCGCTCGCCCGGTTCGTCACGAGCGGACGGGTGGGCCGGGCCGGTGTCGGCTTGCAGGTCCAGAAGGGCAAGACCACCCGCATGAACCGGGCCTTCCTGCTGCCCCTGCCCGCCGGGTCCGGCGCGGTGGACACGGCTCGGAACATGGGGCTGGCGATCCGGCTGCGGCGCGGCGAACGCATCACCGGCAAGTATTCGGCCAAGCAGGTTGCGGGCAACCTCTACCTCCTCTACGGCCCGTCCGTGTCGCAGGTCTTCGAGGCCAACAGCGGCAAGGGCGTGAAGCGCGACATCATTCCCGAACTCGAAGACGACCTGCGCCGCGAGTTCCTGAGACTGCTGAAGGTGGACAATGCCTGAACCGACTCGACTGATCCTCCACAAGCGGCTGACCGCGCTGCTTGAAACCATCACGCCCGAGAATGGCTTCGGCCACGACATGCGGGGCCACGTCCATCGCGGGCGCGGCATCTTCGGTGAGGAAACCGAAGTGCCCATGATCTCGATCCTCGAAGCCCCGATCCCCGACGAGCCGCCCCGGCAGCCGGGCGCTGGCACCGAACAGAAGATCAGCCAGCAGCTTGTCATTCAGGGCTTCGTGGAAGACGACCGGCAGAACCCGACTGACCCGGCGCAGCGGCTCCTCGCTGAAACGAAGATGGTGCTCGCCAAAGAGCGCGCTAAGGTCCACTGGAACGAACCGGAGAACGGTATTCTGGGGCTTGGCCGGATCGTCACGGACTTGTATATCGGGGCAGGGGTAGTCCGGCCCCCGGATGAAATCTCGGATAAGGCTTACTTCTGGCTGAACTTGACGCTAGAGTTTGTCGAAGACTTGGCTGACCCTTTCGGTCAGTGAACGGAGCACACTAGAGAAAGGGTGCCACATGGCGACGAAAAACTACACGCTGGGCCGGGGCAAGGTTTACTTCGCCCGCTTCAAGGACGGAACCTCGATCCCCGATGGTTATCGGTACATCGGCAACACGCCCGAGTTCAGCCTGAACATCGAGTCCGAAGAACTCGACCACTACTCCTCGGACGAAGGCATCCGCGAGAAGGACGACTCGGTTCCGCTCGAAGTGAACCGTACCGGCTCGCTGACCACCGACAACATCGACCCCGAGAACGTCGCGCTGTTCTTCTTCGGCTCGTCCGAACAGATCACGCAGCCCTCGGTCGCGTCCGTCACCGACACGATCGAGTCGATCCATGCGGGCTACGGCTACAAACTCGGCGCGACCGAGAACAACCCGGCGGGCTACTTCGGCGTGGACCCTGACCAGTTCTCGGCGACCGTGAACTCGCAGGAACTCGTGCTCGGCACCGACTACGAACTCGACGCCGCGAATGGCATCATCACCTTCATGGAGGGGTCCACCGCCGCCACCGAAGGTTCCGATGTCACCCTGTCGTTCGGCGTTCGTGCGTCCACCCGCTCGCGCGTGATCTCCGGTTCGCAGCCGGTCGAGGGCGCGATGATGTACGTGACCAAGAACCCGAAGGGCGACGACGCCGTGTTCCTCATGCCCTCCGTGAAGATCACGCCGAACGGCGACTACGCGCTGAAGGGCGACGACTGGCAGCAGATTCCGCTGTCGCTCGAAGTGCTGAAGCCGAACGCTGGCGAGGCGATCTACCGCGACGGCACGCCCGTCTTCTCTTGATCTGAAGCGGCCCCGGTCGCCGAAACGCCTCCTGACACCTGACACCTGACACCTCCAAAGGAAAGCCCCATGAAAATCCGCGACATTCGCCGCCCTCGCGCGCACTACGACATCGAGGCGGGCGAGAAGACGCACCGGGTCGAGTTGCGCGGCCTGACCGCTGGCGACCTGATGATGCTGGTGACGCACTACGGCCCGAACATGGCCCACGCCTTCCAGACGTTGATGCCGAAGGCCCGCGCCAAGACGCTGACCGAGGACGACGTGAAGACCGCCCTCCTCGCCGCGCTGGCCGACGCCCCCGATATGGTCGGCAGCCTGATCGCGCTGGGGAACGACGACTATACCCCCGAGGGCCGCGAGGCCGCGTCCGAGATGCCCCTCGAAGACCAACTCGGTATGCTGAACGTCATCATTCAAGAGACGTTCCGCAGCGAGGCTTCCGTAAAAAAGCTGATGGAGTCCCTGAGAGAAACGTATCTGATGATCTCTGGGACTCTGGTGGGAGTGAAGTTTCCTTCGCAGAATGGTATTGGGGCATCCGACGAGCGGTGAGCCTGATCCTTGCCCACGGTCACACCGGGGCGATGGACTACACGATCGGCAGGGTGTTCGATGAGGCCAACATCGTGACCGAACGTGAGAACGCCCGCATACTGACCGAGGCGCAGCTTGTGCAAATGGCCGCGTCTAGCGTAGTGTCAGCCAAAGCCGGTAAGCAGTTCGGTAAGATGCAGAAGCAGCTTCACTTCGAGACTGAACCTGTTGAGGGGCTGTTCGACCAAAACTGAAAAGGGGGCGTCCTGAATGGCGCGTAAAGATGTAAACCTCGTCATCCGAGCCAAAGATGACGCCTCCAAAGCAGTCGAAAAGATCGGGGCCGCGCTTGACGACTTCGTGGATTCGCAGGCCGGTCTGCGGGGCCAGTCGAAGGAAACGAAAGCCGCCCTCTCCACCATCACCGAAGCGGCCAAGAAGGTCGAAAGCAGCCTCGGGTCGCTGAACGTCGGCTCGAAGTTCCAGCAGGAGATGGACAAGGTTTCTGCGGCGATCTCCCGGCTCGAAAAGGAGAGCGCCGAGTCCGGGGTCGCCGTGCAGCGTGTAACCGGCAACCTGTCGCGCGCGACCTACGAGGCCGACAAGTTCGCCTCCAAGCTGGACGGCGCGGCTGCCGCGCAGAAGCGCCAGAAGGACGCCGTGAAAACGGCCAAGGCCGAACTGCGTTCGCTCACCGCCGAGACGAAGAAAGCGACGACCGAGCAGGAGAAGCTTGTCAAGCGGCAGTCGGAACTGCCTGATGAAATCCAGAAGCAGTCTGCCGCGCTGGCGAAAGCCTCGGCAGGGTACGACAAGCTTGCGGCCAAGATGCAGAAGGCCGAAAAGCCCGCCAAGAGCACCGTCGAGGCTTTCGAGCGGTCCACGCGCTCGGTCGCCCGCGCGAAGGCGAAGCTGACCGAACTGGAACAGGAGTACGCCGGGATTGGCGCGGCGATCGGCAAAGCCGAGGCTGCGGTGCTCGACTTCTCGGCACGGACGGAGCAGGCGGCAGCGAACGAGGAGCGGCAGGTTGCCGCGCTTGAAAAGATCAAGGCGAACTACGAGTCGCTCGGCGTCGCGGCCAAGGCTTCGGCGAAGGATCAGCGGACGCTTGAGACGGCGCTGAAGTCCACCTCGGACAACGCTGCCCGGCAGGCGGCGGGCCTTGAGGCGGCGAAAGAGGCGCTGGACGAGATCGCCACGGCATCCGACCGGGCCGAGGCCGCGCTCGCCGGGCTGAACAGCGAAGCCCTCGGGTCGATCGAGCAGCAGCTTGTCGAGCAGGGAATCGCGGCGCGTCAGGCGCGCGAGGAGTTCGATGACCTCGAAGTCGCCGTCTCGGCGCTGAAGCACGAGATCGGCGCGGTGGGCGTCCCGACGCGCGAGATGTCGAAAGAACTCGCCTTGGCGGCGCAGGCTGCCGAGCAGTCGCAGTACCGCCTCATGGCGCAGGAGGAAGCCCTCGGGCGCATGTCTGCCGCCTACCGGGAGCAAAGCGGCGACCTGCAATCCATCGTGCAGGCGCAGCGCAGCTTCGCCAGCGCGCAGGAACAGCTTGGCCGGACCATGCAGTCGGTCGCCAATGACGGCTTCACCGCACGGCAGGCGATCCGTTCGCTGCACGACGAGATGGACAACGGGGCGACTCGCCGGGAAGCCGACAACATCGAGCGGCTGGGCGACGAGGCCCGCGCCGCCGCGCCGAAGGTGTCGAGCCTGCGCGCGGCCTACAACGACCTCTACGGCGGGTCGCGCCAAGCCCTTAGCTACACCCAGCGTCTCCGGGGCGAAGTCCTCTCCATGATCGCCGCCTATGGCGGTCTCTATACGGTCGTGGAGGTGCTGAACAACGTCGTCGGGGCCTACCAGAAACTCGAAGCGGCGCAGTCCCGGCTCGGGGTTGCGACCGGCGGCGATCAGCAGCAGGCCGCGCAGGAGATGGACTTCCTGCGGCGCACCGCCGACCGGCTCGGGATCGAACTCGGTGTGCTGGCCGACGAATACACGAAGTTCGCGATCGCCACGCGCGACTCGAACCTTGAAGGCGAGCGCACCCGGAAAATCTTCCTGTCGGTGGCCGAGGCGGCGCGTGTGGCGCGCATCCCGAACGAGGAATTGTCGGGCATTTTCAAAGCGTTGACGCAAATTGTCAACAAAGAAAAACTGAGCCTCGAAGAATTGCAGGAACAACTCGGGGATCGTCTTCCCCGAGCCGTGAAGACCATGGCCGACGCGCTCGGCATCGGCGTGGGCGAACTTCAGAACCTCATGGAGCAGGGCAAGGTCACGGCGGATTCGCTGGCCCCGTTCGCCGACCAGTTGGACAAGCAGTTCGGCGAGGGGCTTGAGGACTCGCTGAAGGGCGTGACCGCCTCGCTGGGCCGGTTCAGGAACGCCGCCTTCCAAGCGATGATCGTCTTCGCCGAGGGCGGGTTCATCGAAGCCTTCAGCGAAGCCCTGAACAACCTCACCGACCTCCTCAAGAGCGGCGAGTTCATTTCCTTCGTGCAGAAGATGTCGGCGGGCTTCGCGGTGCTCGCGGATACGGTCAGCCTCGTCGCGGACAACTTCACCCTCGTCGCCACGGTGATCGGCGCGGCGCTCGGCCTGAAGTCCTTCAACATCGTCATGGCCCTCGGGCGCGGCGTGAAGAACCTCGGTGACAGCGCCCGCAAGACGGCGGCTGACACGCGCGCTGCGGCTGCCGGGGCGAACGCCATGGCGACCGGCGCGACGCGCGCGACCGGCGCGGTGCGCGGCCTGACCGCCGGGCTGCGGGCGCTTGCCGCCTCGACCGGGATCGGCATCCTGCTTGCCGGGGTCGGTGCCCTCGGGGCGCACTGGCTCACCGCCGCCACCGACATGAATGACGCGCTCGCGGACCACAAGGACATCGTGGACCGGGTGAAGAACGCCTATGACGCGGTGGGCGGCTCGGTCGAGGGCTGGAAGGACCGGCTCGAAGACCTGACCGCTGCCGAAGCGAACGCCAACCTTCAGCGGATCACGGACGCCGTGGCCGAACTCGAAGACCGGATGGCACTTGCTGCGCAGGGCAACGACAACTTCCTCACGAACTTCTTCGGGTTCAACCTCGCCGCAGGGGCGGAAATCTTCGACGTGCCGCAGGAGTTCCGCGACGCGATTGCGGGCGTGAACGAGGAGTTCAACAGCGGCTCGATCGACGCGGCAGAATACATCGCCAAGCTGGACGAGACGATCAAGGCGCAGTCGGACGGCAGCCACGAGGCGGTCCAGTACGGCGGGTTCATCCTGAAGCTGGCACGTTCGCTCGTCGCCATGAAGGAGAATCAGGAGCAGGCGGCATCTGCCGTGAAGGCCGCGAGCAAGGACACCGAGACGGCCCAAGAGGGGTTCGATGAACTCGGCAACGCGGCGGAAGACACCGGCAGGGGCCTTGAGATTTTCCGCGAGGATGCGGAGGACGCGGGCGAGGCGGCGAAGAAGCTGCGCGAGGACGCGGACGACCTGAAAGACGGCTTCCGCGATCTCGTGCGGACGGCGCTGCCGCAGCTTTCCGACTATCTCGATGACCTCGAAAAGTCCGACGCCTTCGCCGCGCAGGTTGGCGAGGTCGCATCGCTGACCGGCGAGATCATCGCGGCCAACATCAAGGTCGAGGACCTGATCTCGACATGGCGCGGGATGAAGAACACGTTCGACGGAACGTCCTTCGTCGGCCTGTTCGCGGACCTCCTGACCGACGCCGACTCGGTGATCGAGAAGTTCACGACGATCGGCAGCCTCGCGGGCGGGCTGGGCGAGAAGATCAGCACCGGCCTGTCCACCATCGGCGGCGCGTTCAACTCGGCTGTCGGCGGCATCGGCGGGATGCTGTCGGCCTTCGGCGACGACTTCCAAGCGAAGTTCGCGGCGTCTCTGAAGGCGGCGGGCATGTCGGACGAATACGTGCGCGCGGCCTTCGCCGTAGCGGGCGGCGAGTCGAACTTCGACTTCACGGTCAGCGAAAGCCCGAACTACTCGCCGGGCCGGGCGCGGGAAATCTTCGGGGCGGCCAAGGGCATGTCGGACGCCGAACTGCGGGCGCTCGTGGCGGGCGGCGCGTCGAAGTTCTTCGAGGCAATGTACGGGGCCGGGACGGCTGCCGGGCGCGGCCTCGGGAACACCCAGCCGGGCGACGGCGGCAAGTTCTACGGGCGCGGTTTCATTCAGTTGACCGGGCGGTCGAACTACGAGCGGTACGCGGCCCAGACCGGCCATGACATCGTGAACGACCCCGACCTCCTTATCCGCGACATGAAGGTGGCGGTGGACGTGGCTGCGGCCTACCTCGCCGATCGCATGACGCAGACCGGCGACGCGGTGGCCGACGTGCGCCGCGCCGTCGCGGGCAGCGGTCCCGGCACCAAGCGGTTCGATATGAATATCGACGCCGACCGGGAGCGGTTCGCGAACATCACGATCCCCGATGCGCCGAGCGACTTCGACCCGAGCGAGCGGCTTGAACAGGGCGCGGACTCGCGGGCGGCTGCCGCCGACCGGCAATTCGAGATCGACCAGCAGCGCCTCATCAACGAGGGCCGCGAGCGCGAGGCCGAAATCCTCGAAGCGATCCGTGACGAGCAGGAGCGCAACCCGAACGCCACGGAAGACGACCTCGCTCGGGTCCGTGAACAGGCCGGTGCGCTCTACGATCTGAAGGAGGAGCAGGAGCGCCTGAACGACGCCGAGCGCGAGTCGCAGAAACTCGCGGAGGACGCGCAGGCGGCGCGCGAGGCGACCAGCAGCACCTTGTCCGACGCCGAGTTCGCGGTGCGCCAGCAGCAGCTTATCAACGACGGGCTGAAGCGGCAGGCCGCGATCGAGGCCGGTATTCGGGATGCCCGCGCAGCGGACCCGAACATCACCGACGCCGAGATCAACAAGCTGTCGATCCTGATCGGCAAGCAGTATGACCTCGCCAACGCGACCGAGGCCGAGGACAACGCCAAGAAGAAGGCCGCGAAAACGCAGGAGGTGGTCAACCAGTTGGTCGCCCAGCGGACGGCGCTTGAACAGCAGTTCCAAGCCGCACTGAAGCAAGGCGACGGCGAGGGTGCGGCGCGGCTGAAGGGCGAGATCGAGCAGGTCAACGACACGCTGATCCAAGCGATCGACAACGCGAAAGCCATGTGGGAAGCCGTGGGCGGGCAAGAGGGTGCGACTGCGCTGGCCCAGCTTCAGACAGCACGGATCGAGGCCGAGCGGTTCGACCTCGCCGGGCAGAAGGCCAAGCTGGACTGGACCGGCGTTGCCGACCTGCTTGTGGGCGGGCTGTCCAATGCGTTCGGCAACTTCGCGCAGCAGGTCGCGAACGGCGAGGACGAGATGAAGGCGCTGAAGAACAGCTTCCTTCAGTTCGCCGCCGACTTCCTGCTTCAGCTTTCGCAGATGATCCTGAAGCAGTTGATCCTGAACGCGCTGATGGGGATGATCGGCGGAACGTCGTTCGGGACGGCGATCGGCGTCCCTGTCGGCACCGGCCACACCGGGGGCAACGTCGGATCGAAGCGGGTCGGCTCGGGCAACAGCACCCGGCGCGTGAACCCGGCTATGTTCGCCGGGGCGCTGCGCTACCACGAGGGCGGCATCCCCGGCCTGAAGCCGGGCGAGGTGCCGATCATCGCCAAGCAGAACGAGGAGATTCTGACGCAAGAGGACCCGCGCCACTGGTCGAATCAGGGGGGCAAGAAGTCCGGCGGCGGCAAGGCGGCGGGCGACGCGAAGGTCTATAACTACTTCGACTTCGAGTCCTTCCTCGAAGCCTCGTTGTCGGGCGGCGGCGGAAAGGCTATCCTGAACCACGTCCGCGCGAACAGTTCCGAGTTCCGTGCGGCGATGGAAGGATAAGCCGTGGCGGTCTTCGCGAACTTCAAGGTCAACTGGCGCGAGGCGGTCACTGAACGCTTCAGCTTCAAGACCGACATCTTCAGTTCGGGGTCAGGTCGGGAGGTCCGCGAGGCCCGCCGGATCGCCCCGATCTGGGAGATCAGCTTCACGACCGTCTTCCGCCGGGACGATCACCGCAAGCTGGCGTCGCTGATGACCGGCTTTCGGGAGGAGGAGATCATCTTCCCGGTGCCGACCGTGCATTGCCGGACCACGGGCTTCTGGAATCTGGGGCACGACTTCGTGCGGCTCACCGAGGACGTGCGACCGGCATGGCTCGACGTGGACGAACTCGTGATGATTGACGACCGCTTCTACCGGGTGGACCGCCTCGGGCCGAACGGCTTCTGGGTGGAGCGGGTTGACGGCGGCGCGGAGGACTTGGTTTTCCCCGGCCCGCCCGAACGCACGGCGGATACGCCGCCCGGCACGAAGATCACCTTCGCCGCTCGGGGCCGCGTGTCCTCGCAGCTTGACATCGAGTTCCCGACTTCCCGTGTCGGCACCTGCGAGATCACCCTGCACCCGACCCCGCGCGGCTCGGTGCCCTACGTGCCGAGCGAGCACGAGTTCGCCCGGTTCAGCGCCCTCGATCGGTTCGACTTCCGGGTGAATTGGGCCGATGCCGTCGAGACGCGCTACGATCAGCAGCGCGAGGAGTTCCGTGCCGAGACGGGGCCGGTGTCCTACTTCTGGAAGGCCGTGCCCACGGTGCGCTACTGGACGACCCCGCACACCGCGAAGACGCTGGACGAGGCCCGCCGGATGGTCTCGTTCTTCGTGCAGCAGCGTGGGCGGGCGCGGACGTTCTTCTACCCGGCGGTGGCGTCCGAACTGCGACCGAACAACGGGATCGCGAAGAACGCTTCCGAGATTCCGCTCGTCGGCGAAGACCTCGCGATCGAGGCCGAGTTCAACCTGTCGCCGCAGTTCCTCTTGATCGAGACGCGGGACCGGAAGCAATACTTCCGCGCGCTGACCGGCGTGTACCGCCAGAACGGCCACACCGTCGCGCAGCTTCAGGCCCCGATCCCCGAGGAACTGCTGATGCGGGACATTCTGGCGGTTCGGGCGCTCTATCAGGCCCGGTTCGCAGATGACGCCTTGGAAGTCGAGTGGCTGACCGATACCGTGGCACAGATCGAGATGAAGGCCCGGTCGATCGACTACGTGACGGGCGAGGTCGCCCTGCTGATGACCGAAAACGACATGGGCCTCATCACTGAGAGTTCGGGCAACCCCGAGCACCTGACAACGCAAGAAGGCGGCGGCAATGGCTTCTGAACCCTACGCGCAGTCCCGTGATCGGGGCCTCGCAGTCCGGCGGTACGAGTTCCGCTACGGCCCTGACCGGAACGACTACTTCGCCTATACGGACTCCCCGGTGTCGGTGCCTGCGACCTCGGGCGGGCGGCACCGCGTCTATTTCAGCCTCGACCGCTCGGTTGCCATGGCGCAGCGCAACCGCTTCGACCACGCGAAGGCAGCCGTCATCTACGCGCTTGAGAAGATGCGGGACGACGTGCAGGCCAACGGCACGACCTACGATGTCGTCGTCTCGCAGTTCTCCTCGACCGAGGGGCACATCGTCCGGTTCGACGCCGGGGTGAGCGGCATCAACGACTGCATCTCGTGGACCGAGGGCCTGTCCACCACGACCGCGATCGCGAACTACGCGCAGGCGGTCGGCCACGCGCGCTCGTGGTTCGCTGACGCAGGCGACGCCGCCGCCTTCCGCAACTGGATTTTCCTGTCCAGCGGCGAGTGCGACGAGTCGCGGCTGCCGTGGGCGCTGGAACTCGTCGCGCCGCTCGTGAACCACAAGGGGTCCGAGGAGGTCGGCTTCATCTCGACCGACATCTACCCGCTTGTCGTCGGCAGCCGGGACTCGCGCAACCTGCGCTTCCTGCACAACACGCCGCACTTCCCGATCGACGCGATCGAGAGCGGGCTTTCGACGCAGGCGTGGCGGCGCGTCAGCGCCGTGCAGCGCGCAGCGTTCGCCTATGAGTCGCTGGCGATCAGCATGGACGACATCAAGACGAACGGCTCGCCCGAGGAGAAGAACGAGATCAAGATCACCGTGCCGAAGTCCTGCGGGTTGGCCGAGTATTACCGGACCAAGCGCGTTCAGCGGCCCATGCAGTTGACCGTCTTCGAGGGGCAGGCCGACGATCCCGAGCAGGAGTTCAAGCCGATCTGGACGGGCCGTGTCATGTCGGCCAAGAGAAAGGTCATGGGCAACACGGTGGAACTCTTGGCCCGCTCGATGTCGAGCGCGTTCAAGCGAACCGGGCTGCGGCGCAACTACCAGTACGGGTGCCCGCACACCCTCTACGGCTCGCAATGCGGGGCGAGCGCCAACGCGGCGACCACGAACTTCCAGCCCACGCTTGCGAATTGGGACCGGGCCGGGAAGGTGCTGGCGATCCCGAACGACCTCCTCGGGCCGAATCCGGGGCGCTACGCGGGCGGCACCGTCCACTGGACCCACAACGGCAACACGACCTACCGGAACATCATCGAAGCGAAGGCCGGGGCGCTGTTGCTCGACGGGCCAGTGGGCGAGGCCCACGCCTCGGGCCGCATCTACGTGACGCTGGGCTGCGCCCACACCGCCGCCTTCTGCCGGAACCATCACGTCTCGGCCAAGACCGGGCAGCCCAACATCGTGAACTACGGCGGGTGCGACAAAATCCCCACGACGAACCCGTTCCGCACCACGTCCAACTTCTACTAGGAGTGCATCATGGACCCCGTATCTTGGTTCGCCATGTTCGTGATCTCGGTGGCTGTCAGCTATGTCAGCTACCTCATCATGCCAAAGCCGCCGCAACAGGAACCGCCTGAGACGAAGGACCTCGACGCGCCCGAGGCCGATCCGTCCATGCCGATCCCGGTCGTGTTCGGGACGATGCGCGTGAAGGGTCTGAACACGCTCGGCTACTCGGACCTGTCGAAGCGCGAGTTTGAGGTTGAACAATGAGCGACCGCCTGACCATCAACGATTTCCGGCGGGCGGGCCTTTGCGCGCTCGGCGTCAGGGCTGGCTTCAACGAACGCGGGCTGGACTTCAGGAAGTTCTGCGACGAAGGTATGCCTCTTGACGAGGCGCGGTCGCATCTGCCGGACGCCTACCTCGCGAGGGCTATCGCGAACGCTGAAGAAAGGACCGACTGATGGGCGGGAGAAGCACCGAGGGTTCGATTCGCGTCACGAACTACCACCTGAACATGCTCCTCGGGGTCTGCTGGGGTCCGGTGACGCTGCTGCGCGAGGTGTGGTTCGGCGAGAAGCGCCTGTTCGGAACGCTCGTGGACGAGGGCAAGTCCTTCAACATCTATGAGCCGGACCTGTTCGGCGGTCAGAACCACGAGGGCGGCGCGCAGGGTGCGGTCTGGTTCATGCCGGGTGGCCGTGAACAGCTTCTCCCGACCCCGATCGCGGACATGCTCTACAACCGCGCGCCGGACGACGTGCCGGGCTACCGCAACATCTGCTGCATCGGCCTGACGAAGCAATCCCCCGGTGAGCCGGGCTACTACAACGCCGGGTCGGAACATCTGCACTACCGGGACGGTGAGAAGCCCGAGGAGGGCGAGTACGGCGAATGGGCGGCGAATGACAGCGCCGAGCCTGCCTTCATCGTCGGGTCGAACAACCCCTACCTGAAGACCTTCTGGGTCGAGGTCACGCGGGCCTCGGACCAGTTCTTCGCCGAGCGGTCGCTGATCTACCGGACTGCCGCCGATCGGGCGCGGTATGAGAACGGCGACGATCTGACGACGATCCTCGGCAAGCCGGACTCCAATCTCGTGCATGTGCTTTTCGAGGCGCTGACGAACGACGAATGGGGCTGCGGCATCCCCTACTTCGCCTTCGACTTCTTCGCATGGAAGGCGGCGGCGCAGGCTGCCTACGACGAACTGCTGGGCGGCAGCTTTCTCTGGACGAAGCCGATGACCGGCGAGAAGTTCGCGCAGATGGTGGCCGACCATATCCGCGCGATGATGTTCCCCGACCCGGAGACGGGGCTGATCTCGATCAAACTGGTCCGGCCCGACTATGACGAGGCCACGCTGCCGGTGTTCACCGCCGAGAACTCGCGCCTGACCGAACTGTCGGTCAAGGACATGTCCGAGGTGGTCAACGAGGTCATGGTCGAGTGGACGAACCCGGAAACCTACGAGAAGGAATCCGTGCAGGTTCAGGACCTCGCCAGCATCGCCGACCTCGGCGAGCGGATCACCGAGAAGCACAGCTACACCTTCTTCAACCGGGTCGATCTCGCGTGGGATGCGGCCAGCCGGGACGTGCTCACGAAGACCGCGCCGACCCGCACCATGGAACTCGACCTGCCGCCCTCGTCCGAGCGCCGCAAGCCCGGCGACGTGGTGCGGGTCCAGTTCCCCGAGGAGGGCGCAGACGACATCGTGGCGCGTGTCATGCGGGTCAAGACGGGCAACCCCGCTGGGCGGGCGCAGACGCTCACCTTGCTCGAAGACGTGCTCGCGCAGGTAGCCGTGATCGGACAGGAACTCTCCGGTGCCTCGGGAACGCCTGCCAGCTACAAGCCGCTGCCCCCGTCGCACGTCAACCCGTTCGTCCTGCCCTACTACATGATCGCCAAGGCGGGCATCCGGGGGCACCGGGACGGCGAGGAATACGTCGGCCTTCTGGCTGCCGCGCAGCAGACCGGGGCATATGCGTTCAAGGTCAGCAGTAATTGGGTGAACCGGGTCGGGAACAACAAGTACGGGCAGGTCGCCGAGATCGGCGTCAGCCGCCGGGGCACCATGGCCGAGTCGCTGTCTGCCGAAGGAACCAGCGTGAACGTCTCGATCGACCTGATCGGCTACGGGGCGACGCCGCAAATCGGCGACTTCCTGTTCATCGGCGACCAACCGGCGAACGCCGAGATCGCGCTGATCGAGGACATGAACACGAACGGCCTGCGCCTGCGCCGGGGCGTCATGGATACCGTGCCGGTCCCGCACGTCGCGGGCACGGTTGTCTGGCTCGTGCCCGAAGGGACCCGGCTGCATGACCCGCACGAGCGCGCGCAGGGCGAGTCGCCGACCTACGATCTTCAGACCATGACCTTCAACGGGACGCTGCCGCGCCGTGATCGGGTCAGCCGAACGCCGAACGTCACCGCCCGCGCCGAAGCGCCGCTGCGCCCGGCCAACGTGCGGATCGAGGGGTCGGCGCAGGGCGGCGCGAACAGCCCGATCGCCGTCCCGCGAAACTTCCGCGTCTCGTGGAGCAACCGGAACCGGCTGACCGAGGACAACGTGATCCTCGGCTGGCACGAGGGGTCCGTCTCTCTGGAACCCGGAACCACCATCACGGTACGGGTTGACGACTCGTCCGGCGCGTTCCAGTTCAACCAGAAAGAACTGACCTCGACCTACGTTGACCTCGACATGACCGGCTACCCGGCTGGCACCTACACCGTTCGGGTTTGGGCTGAACGGGACGGGCTGGACTCTTTCATGGAAGTTCAGCGCGTGGTAACAATCGCCTAATCACCTGAAGGAGCAACCGGGTCATGCCTGAACCTACGGTCAGAATTACGAACCTTCCGGCCCGGTCCACGGTGGACCCGGCATCCCTCGTTGCCGTGGTGGACCTGACCACGAACGAGACGGTCAGGCTGTCCCTGTCCCAACTGGCGGAAATCCTCGGCCTCGCTGACGCGGAGATGATCGAGGCGCTTCAGTCCGCAGCCGACGCAGCCGTGGCCGCAGCCGACCGGGCCGAACAGGGACTCGAAGACATTCGGGACGGCGTGGCCGAGTTCGACGGCTACGCGCTGCTGCTGGACTCCACGGGCAACGTGCTGTTGCGCGCGACCCCCAGCGGCCTTGACTTCATCCCGAGCGAGGCTGTCGCGGCCCGGCTGTCCGGCTCGATCGGCGACACGCTGGCGACGATCGACGGCCACGCCATGTTCCTCGACGCCGATGGCAACGTGGTCATGTCCATGCGCCGTACCGGGCTGGACTTCGTGCCGTCCGAGGAACTGCTGCTGCGGCTCGGGGCCAGCAGCGACGACGCGCCGGGTTCGATCTACCAGCGGCTCGATGACCGGGAGCGCGCGAGCGTGGGTTTCCTCACGGGGCGCGGGCAGGTCGAGGAGCGGGTCGCCGCGTCCAACCGGACGCTGCTGCGCGGCACAGCCTCGGATGCGAACGTCACGGTGGACCTCATCACGGTCAACGGCCAGTCCCTTTCCGTGGGCAACCACTTCACCGATCGGTCGAAAATCCCGACCATGACCGACGAGGACGACGTGTTCGTGGTGGACGGCATCATGGACCTCGCGAACGAAGTCACGGCGCGCGGCTGGCTGTCCCGGCGATATGACGAGACGGCATCGAGCCAGCGCGGCTCGGGCACCGGCTTGGCCCCCTTCCGGCTGGGCTATGGCGGCGGCGCGGGGCCGATCGCCACGGCGGCGCTGGGGGCTTGCGGCGCGCTGAACCACCACCGCCGGAAGGCCGGGACGCTGCTGGCTTCCGTGGTGACGGTCTGCCACGGCTACAACGGCGTGGCGATCGAGGACATTGACGACCGAACGGGCACCGGCAGGGGCGAGACGACGGTGTGGGACAACCTCGTCTATTGGTACGACAAGGCGAAGGAAGCCCTCGACCGGATCGGAGTCGGCTACCGGGTGCCGTGGCACGTCCTCGTCCACGGCACGAGCGCCAAGAACGACTACAGCCCGTCCTACTACAACGCGGTGCTGTCCTACATGACGTCCTTCCGGTCGCACCTGAACGGGCGCGGCATCTTCGGCGACCAGCGGCTCATCCTCACGCAGTCCAGCGGCGACGCGGACACGTCGAGCAGCGGCGAGACGTGGGACGTGAAGCACGACCAGTTGCGGCTGGCGCAGGAGGGCCACGCGGTTCTGGCAGGGCCGCTCTACCCGTTTCAGATCACCGACAACAACGTCCATCCTGACGGCGAGACGACCATGCTGTTCGGCGAGATGATCGCCCGCGCCATGGCCGAGGAGGACGCCGGACGGCCTTGGACGACGCTCGGGCCGCTCGACTGGCGCATGTACGAGGACATGGACACGGGCGAGTGGGTCGCCCTGATCTTCCTCGACACGCGGCCCGGCGAGGCGCTGCGCACCGAGGCCGGATCGCGCTACCCCGGCGGCGCGGTGCCGAACCTCGGCTTCGAGTCGTTCGGGGCGAACATCATCGAGAACCCGACCGTCTCGGGCAACCGCGTGACGATCCGGCTGGACGGCCCGCCTTCGCGCATCCGGTACGCGCTTCAGGAGCAGGACGTGCGGTCGATCAACGACGGCTACGTGGCGCATCGCGGTCTGGTGCGGACGAACTATAGCTGGAAAACGAAGTGGCAGAATGTCACGCTCTACCGCTGGGTGCCGAGTTTCGAGGTGAAGTTCCCGCCCCTGTTCATGACTCCGCAGTAAGGATCAACCATGCCCATCACATTCGACTTCGCTCAACCGCCCGGCGTCGGCAACCTTGGCCCGGTCCAAACGGTGTCGTCCCTGATCGCCTCTCTGCCGGGCTACGAGGGCTTCTTCATCGCCGACGATGCTCCGGCTGGCCGGATCGAGGAATGGCCCTCCATCCCCGGTCGCAACGCGATCTTCCGGCAGGGGGCAGCCGCCCGGCAGCCCATGCGCAACACGCGCGACGGGGTGCTCGTCGTGGACTTCGACGGCGAACAGGCCATGGAACTCGCCGGGCTGACCATCGGGACGCCTAGCAGCTACACGATCGGCGTCCGCTTCCACCAGAAGAACTACCAGACCGACGCGCAAGTGCTGTTCGGCTACGACCTGTCGTCGCCGACCTACCGCCTCATGTCGCGCTTCGCCAACGCGGATCACTTCTTCCGCATGGACTCCGACATTGACATCTCGATCGACGTGGCCGACGAGAACAACTGGCACACCGCGATCATCGCGCAGGGCGGCGGGCAGATGAAGCTGTCGATCGACGGTTCGCCGTTCAGCAGCGTGTCGCGATCGACGGCCAACCTGCCGGGGTTCTTCCTCGGCAACGGGCGCGCAGGCACCGGCTCGGGCTACCTCGACATTCGGGCGCTGTCGCTGCACCGCTCGGACCTGTCGGTCAACTCGGCGAACATGGAG